AAAATGAACGGAATATGTTTGACTGAAACGCTTTTTCACGCGGCGATTGAAGGACTCAAAACGCAGGCACGGTGGATTATGAAGCCGCAGCCGACGGGAGAAGTTTTTGAATGGAGTAAAAAACCTCTTTCGCTTGATTTTCCGGAATGGGAGGGGGATTTTTATTGGCTTGATGAAAACGAGGGGGTTGTTTTAATTTCTCCCCCATACAAAGTCGGCGAAATTTTATATCTGAAAGAGCCGTATTGTGTTTTAAGTGACGGATTGGTTTTATACCGCTATTCCGTTGATGGGCATAAATATCGTATGAAGAACAAACAATCCATGCCTGAAGAATACGCCCGCTATTTCATTGAAATCACCGGCGTCCGCTGCGAGCGGTTACAGGAGATAAGCGATGAGGATTGTTTGCGGGAGGGAATTTATTGCAAAACCGTCTCGTGTGAAAAAGATATGTGTGGGACAATACACTACGCAGAACCTACAAAAAGGTTTTATTCACACAGTATATTGTGGCACGATGGAGGCAATATCGTATATAAGACTTTCTGTACTCCACGGGAAGCCTACGCCGCCCTTATCAACAGCATCTACGGAGGGGGGACATGGGAAAGCAATCCGTATGTGTGGCCTTATGAATTTAAACTTAAAAAAATATAATTATGAACGAGTTACAATTAGCGAACTTTAAGCAATCGCAACGCCTGCAAAAGGCGGGATTTAATTGGGAAACCACAAGTGGATATATAGACAACTCCGAAACATTCAAAGAGCCTTTTCTTTTTAAGGGCGGCGAGGCGGCGGACTATAACAATAATTCAGTGTTTGGAGATGATGTCGTTTCCGCCCCCACCGTTGCGTTGGCATTAAAATGGTTTAGGGATGTGAAGGGGGTATTGGCAATGATAAACATAGAACACCGTGAAACAGATGATTATTATGAAACAGGCGACAGAAGTAATGACGGTTATTATGAATTTGAATGTTTTATACAGACAAATAAAAGGTATGATTTAGAATGTATTGCAAAAAGCAACACCTACGAAACCGCAGAGAGTGCCTTATTAGACGCATTGTTAGACTTAATCGAAAAACAGAAAGGAGAAAACGATGGCACTAAATAAGGCAAAAGGAAATATGTACGGGTTTGTTACACACACCTGGAACACAGTAAAAGGCAACTGCCCACACAGCTGCGGATATTGCTACCAAAAGGCGATAAACCGGCGGTTCAAAAAGGAATGTCCGCCGTACTTTGATGAAAAAGAGTTGCTTACCAATCTTGGAAGTGGCAAATTTATTTTCGTTGGCAGCGGCAATGACCTGTTTGCACAGGATATTCCTGCGGATTGGATATTGAGAACGCTTGAACATTGTCGGCGGTTCGGAAACAATTACCTTTTTCAATCAAAAAATCCTAAACGTTTTTTTGAGTTTGCAAAGGAAATACCGGACGAAAGTACCCTTGTTACTACCATTGAAACGAATCGGTACTATGTTCAACCAATGGGCAATGCGCCATCACCGTATATGCGAGCGGGGGCAATCGTGGGAAAATGGGCAAATCACATGATAACTATTGAGCCGATTATGGACTTCGACCTACAAGAGTTTGTCGAAATGATAAAAATGTGCAATCCGCAACAGGTCAATATCGGGGCGGATAGCGGACGTAACGGACTGCCGGAGCCTCCGGCGGAAAAGGTGCTCCAACTTATTGCTGGGTTGGAAAAGTTTACAAAGGTGGTGCAGAAATCAAATTTACAGAGAATATTAAAAAATAAATAAAATGGAACTACGAGAATTTTTAAACAGGTTTTTGCCGGATTTCAAGCAAAAAGAGATTGATTTTGCGGACAATAAAATTGCATTTCATATTAGAATTAAAGCCGAAACGCAGGCATTCTACGAAAAGTATTTTCCCGAAGCCCTGCAAAACTTCGCAGACAAAATCTGTGAGCAGCAACGGGAAAATTGCGCCATAATCTATGCGGAAGAGGTGTTGTCTGGAGATGGTCTTCCTATTCTTGCGTATAATATTATAAACGCCGAACAACCGGAAATTGAAGAATTATTAACAACATAAAATATAAGATTATGACGAAAGAAGAATTAATAAAAGGGGTAGCAGCAGCTCTGCGGAGAATTGATAACAAACCCGATTTCTTGTTGTATATAGGCGAAGAGTTTGTATTTGATAATAATGAATTTGATTATGACGCTATATGCGGAATACCGGTATTATATTCGTTTGCTAACTTAGCAGGAAAGCCAGAAGATATAGATTGCGACATATTGCCACTTTGGAAAAGTTCAAAAAAACATTTTTACGATGTGTATTCTTTTTGGCGTGGTTTTGATGAGGTTTTAATAGAATTTAAAAATTTTTAGTTATGGAAAAAGTAATTAAACCAATCGAAACCGAATACAACGGTTACAAGTTCCGCTCCCGCTTAGAGGCGAGGTGGGCGGTATTTTTTGACGAAATGAACATCAAGTACGAATATGAACTTGAGGGATTTGAATTACCAAATAAGATACGCTACCTGCCGGACTTTTATTTGCCGGAGATGGATGTGTATGTTGAGGTGAAGCCGTCATTTGAATTGATGACGGAGAGGGATATTAAAAAAATTAATGAATTTTCAAAAAGCAAACGACTGTTATTAATAGCTGGAGACCCATTTAATCACGCCTTATATCTTATTCACGACAAAACAGGATGGAATATAAGTGGTGTAATGGGCACAATGGGAGAGTCTATTCAAAAACAATTTGAGTATACGCTTATATATTCCGATTGTGCGGTTGAATTTGGAAATAATCCGTTTGATACGTGCGAATGGACGCTTGTTCTGCGTGATATAAGGAGCAATTATAATAATAATGCGTATAAAAATGCTATTTTAACATCTCGCCAAGCACGATTTGAATTTAAAGATAAAAAATAATCATGGCAAAGCGATTTACTGATTCAGAAAAATATAGAAAGCCATTTTTGAGGGGCTTGCCAGGCGCTTATAAGCTTCTCTGGGACTATATTTGCAACGATTGCAATCACGCCGGAATATGGCTCGTGGACTTTGATATAGCGCAAATATGCGTTGGGAAGGACATGCCGGTCGGGAAGGATAAGGCACTCCGTTTGCTCAACGAGGGCGAGGATAGAATCCTTGAACTTGAAAACGGAAAAAAGTGGTTTATAATTCCGTTCATTGCGTTTCAGTATGGAAAATTGAGCGAAAAAAACCCCGCCCACAAAAATATTATTATTGAATTAAAAAAATATGGACTTATCAATGAACACTTGGACGTTAAAATAAATGGACTTGTAAGCAAAAGCATTGAAAAAAATAAGGACATGCAAATATCATTTAATAATAAAAATGAAGATCCATTGGAGGGGCTTCAAAGTACCTTTAAAGGTACTAAGGAAACATATAAGGAAAAAGAAATGGAAATGGATAAGGGGGGTACGGGGGGTAAATTCGTTCCGCCAACGCTTGAAGATGTGGAAAAATATTGCAAAGAGCGACAAAACAATGTAAATCCTCAAAAATTCATCGCGCATTACGCTGCGAGGGGTTGGGTTTACAGCGGCAATGTAAAGATGAAAAACTGGAAACAGGCAGTAATAACATGGGAAACAAATAATTTTAACAATGGAAGCAGTAATAAAAAATCTATTGCCGACCCCACAAAAATCAACAGAGAAGAGTGGGGAAGTCTTTGATATAACCGACCTGTCCGTTGAAGAAGTGCAACGGCAGGAATGGAAGATAAAGTGTGAAAAGGCGCGCAGATGGTCGTTTTTACACCGAGAGCCGGGAGATGTCGAACTAACGGAACAAGACAAGGAACGCGCCATCAAAGAAGCAATCAAAGAGCGCAAAATTGTTGAATACTCACAGAAAATATACGCTCCCCGTGAAATCATAAAATATTCCGCAGAACAGTTATTTAGCGCTTTCGGGCGTCAATTAAAAGTAATTCCTGATAACGAAAATGTTGTAAAACTGTTATGTCTATACTTTTCGGACGATAAACGATTTGAGTACAAGGGATATTCTTTGGAAAAGGGAATACTGCTCGCCGGCGGGATTGGCTGTGGAAAAACTACATTAATGCGATTTTTCTCCCAAAACGAAAAACAGCGATATATGGTTCGTTCTGTCGGATATATGGCGAAAAAGTTTGCCGAAAGCGGATTTGAATCGTTGAATGAATACAGCGAACACGCCTACTGTTTTGATGATTTGGGAACGGAAAAGGAGATAAAACATTTCGGCAACGAGACAAACATCATGCAGGAAATCATCATGCAACGCTATGAACGCAAACTGATGACGCATATTACCACGAATTTGATAGCATCCGACATAAAAGAATTTTATGGCGACCGCGCCGCAAGCAGACTTCGTGAGATGTGCAATATTATCACATTTCCGCAAAATGCAAAAGATTTAAGAACATAAAAATAAAATAACAATGAACGAAAGATATTTTTTAGTTGGAATAATTATTCATAGCAAATACGGTGTTGCGGGAGGAAAAATAATTAGATTGATTTACGATAAGTTTCCGTCCGAAGAGATGATAAAAAATGACGAAAGCCTAAATAAATTAAAAGAATTACGCTTTGATATTGTTTCAATAACAGAAACAAACAGAGAAGATTATATTAATTTTAGACAAGAATTTAAAACAGAATAAAAATGGATAATAACGACAAAATAACGGAACTTCAAAATGAAATAAAACGGCTGAGTGAAGAGCAAAAACAATCGCAAATAGATAAATACAGCTATTTGATAGGAAAATGTCTTCACAGGGCGGTTATCTCTTGGGAAAAGATTACAGCCATTCATCGCGTTGATTATGACGAATACGGCGGCGACGAAATAACCTTTGATTGTATTTCAATATATTATGATGAACACGGTGAATATAACCGTAAATGCGGTATTTCAATTGATAATTACGGAAATATATATGTGAAAGATATTGAAGAGAAAGAGATAACAAGTGAGAAGTTTTGCAGCATTTTTGAGGCTACGACGAATTTTATAAGGACGAAAATAAATTTTAAAACAGAATAACGATGAAAACGATTAAAGTAAACAAAAAAGCCTTCCGCGAGTGCGACATCAAGAAATATCTGAGTTACGTAACGCAGGAGATGATTACGTTTAGCAGGTTTGTCGAAATACTGAACCAAACGATTGACGAAGAGGTGAAAAAACGTACAAATGGGCTATGTGAACGGGAAATAAACAGCGGAAAAACGATTAGCGAAGCAGCGGAAGAATACGCCGCACAAGAACGAGAACAATTGGCATTCGCCGATGGAGCAAAATGGGCGCAGCGGTGGATAAGCGTTGAGGATGAATTGCCGGAAAAAACAAACATATATTTCGTAAAATATAAAATTAGTTCATCTGAAGGCGAATTATTCGGAACAGCCGCATTTTATAAAAATAACATGAAGTTTTATTTGGATAATCCATTGGGTGTTCCAAGTATCAAAAAAACAATTACCCACTGGCGACCGGTGGAGTTAAAATGAGGCGGAGATGTTGTTGTGTAAAAATATATTTAAAAACACATTTAACAATGAATAATTATTGGAGTGATGATATTAGGGTATTAGCCGAACTGCCCCATTTTTTAGACGAAATAATAATTAAAAACGGGGAGGCTGTTCCACACAGATGTACCGGTGGTGGGCGTTTTAATGGTATATGTTTTAAGCCATTTTTAAACATACAGTTTTTTTATTATGATTTTTGGGCAGTTCCAAAAATCATTATTGACGATAAAATAATACAAACAACATATATAGATAACAAAACGGATGTTTGCATATATTATAATATATTTAGGCATTATGGTTTTAATCCGTTCTGTATTTCGTTAGTTCGCGAACAACACATGGAAATACCTGTTGAAAATGGAAAAATACCCGTTGTTTTTAGTAAGAAAAAATCGTACAGACTAAAACACATCATTGTTATTTATTTAGAAATAGACACCTTTCTACGCATGAAGTCGGATGGAATAGACGATGTTAAAGAGAGAAACGAGTGGCTGTTTGGCAAACTGACAAGATATAAAAAGCCACGACCAATCGAAGAACAAATTTTAATAATAAACAAAAGATTAGCCCATAATATCGGGCGCAAAATAATAACAATCAAAATTTAATAAAAATGCAAGTAAAAAATTCAAAGTCTTTATTCCATTTTTTGACGGAACAAATGGATAAATTAGACAAAGACGAGATTACCGTCGAAAAAGCCAAAGGGCAAGCAGGTCTGGCAAAAGAGGTTAACAACGTTTTGCTTTATGAACTTAAAAGGGTAAACACGCTAATCAGCCTTTCTGAACACAACGCAAATCAAAATTACAAGGCAATTCAACTCCGGGAGGTAGAAAGCACGGCGTTTGATAAAACAAATTAATATGTTAGAGCAAAAAATAGAAGAATTGGACGACCGCAGAGAACAACTTGTGGCATTGAAAATACAGCGAGAAATCTTGTGCATGGCGATACAGTGTGTTACAGGTATTCAGTTCTCTGTGTGGACTAAAAACAGCAAGAGAATACACACAATTTGCAAGGAGATATTTTGTCATAACATTGACAAGGATGGTGTTTTGTCATTAGAAGAAATTGGAGAATGGATTGGCAAAGACCATTCGGCAGCGAGCCGTTACATTGACGCTTACAGCAACGATTACAAAACCGATGCCGAATTTAAACTTATTGCCGATAGTGTAAAAAATTTAATATCTTTGCACCATGAAAACCACGCTTAAAACTTTTATAAACTATATCGAAAAGAGGGAGTTGGTCTCCGTGAGGCTGTTAAACACACTGAAACAGTTATTTTCACAACACGGATCAGTTCGTATTGAAGATATTGATATGAAGACGTTTTTTCAGGCTCGCAACGCCGGCAAGCAGTCGTGGGCGGAGTTTGCGTTATTGCGATTGGAATATCTGAAACAGGCGGAGATTAAGCGGGCAGAAAAGGAAATGCCACCGGAACAGAGACAGCGTAAAAAGGGCAATGTCGGCGCACGGAAAAACAACGGCGGCGCACGACCGGGGGCAGGGAGAAAACCGATGCACGACGAACCTAAAACACAGCAGGGATTTAAACTGCGCTCCGATGTAATCAGAACACTAAAAAGCATTCCGAACTATAACCGTTTCGTTGAACAGGCAATCATTGAAAAACTTGAAAGAGAGAATATTGCCCTGCAAAAATAATGTTACTTTTTGCAGATTTTTCCAAAAAGTGGCGTAACTCTCGGAAAAAACACGTACTTTTTTTATGAAAAACCACCCACGAAACTGAAAAATACCAATTTTTTGCTACGTAAAACACGCAAAAAACACAAAAAATCAAAAAAATAACATTATTGTATTTTTATAAATCATTAATATTCAACATATTATAAAAAAACAATGAAAAAAATCACTTTTTTATTGTTTTAGTTGTTGCTAATTCAAAAAAAAGTTGTATCTTTGTGGTATAATTTTTAAAGATAGTAAATAACAAATTAAAATTCAAAAGAGATGAAACTGATTTTAGACAGCGTAAAAGAGTTAAAAAGATTTGCAAGCAGGTATGAAATTTCGGTGTTTCCGGATATTCAGAGCGAAGCAGAAGAAAATAATGGGCTTATCATATATGCTAAAATATATCATTTTCTTGGCGAAGACGGAAAAACATATACAAGGTTTGTTCCCGTGATTGGCGAAAAATTTGAAAACGATTTTGTTGCAAACATGGCAAAAAGAATGACAGAAAAATCGCTAAAAGAAAATTATAACTATTGGTTTAAATACTTCAATTATTGCGAGGGTAGAGAGCAGTGCGCGGCAGAAGAAGCCGAAAACATAAAGGGAAAATTTATTTATGTCGGCAATGAATTTGACGTTAATTTTCAAAGCAAACAAAATAATTATGGAACACATACAATAATGAGGCTTTTAAAATCAAAAAATCAGTAAAATTAAAACTTAAAAGATAATAAATTTTAAAAACGAAATAACAATGAAAACACAAGATTTAAGCGCCATAATGAAAGACGCGCACAGATTTATTAAGATTGCAGGCATAAGCCTGTCAGAGGCACTAAAAACGGCATGGGCAAACTTTAAATTGAGAATGAAAATGTATGTCGGCATTGTCAAGTTCTGGTTTAAAAAGGTGGACGGAACGACGCGGGAAGCATACGGAACGCTGAATGAAAAACTTGTCGCCGCCATATCCGGAACGGATAACAGAAAAAAGTGCGATACCGTTCAGGTGTTTTTCGACACTGAAAAACAAGAATGGCGCTCGTTTAAGAAAATGAATTTAGTTTATTAATCGTAAAAAATAAAAAGAAATGAGCACGCAAGTAATTAAAACCGGAACGAAAATAACGGTTAGAGACTGTTATGATGCAAATGTAATCTACACAATCACAGACTTCAATGCTGACAATAACACCTATATATTGTTGGCAATTAGCGGCGACGAAACGACCGAATTGAAATTAACACCCGAAGTCATTGACGAGTTGATTTCCGCCGAACAAGAGCAAATCAGAACAGAATTGGAAATGTTGAAATCAACTGAAAAAAGACATTTAACGGACATTGTACAGGGGTTATTTGGCGAGTCATGGGAAAGAGAGGCATGGGAATGCAGCGAACTCGACCGCGACGAAGCCTCTTTTTCTGTGCTTAATCCTTATAACGAGAGCCGTAAATATTGTTTTGGACACACAATAACAATTCGCCGATGGAAACCTTTTGAGGGTGGCGAAGAATGGCGGACAAGCATAGAAAGTCTTGGCGAATTTAATATTGATGCAAATATACCAGGCGACAGCATGTTCTTTTACATCGGGGTTGGAAAATTGTTATCAGATTTTGCCACGATAGAGAAAATAAAAAATGCAGTTCTGTCATTCAATAATCGGCAGGCAGCACTCGGAAAGAGATATGAAAAAATCGTTGTAAATCAGTAAATTAAAAACCTGCTGCGCTATCGGCAACACGGGCAAAAATATGGCAACAAAAAAAGAATTAGGAAATAACATCAGAGCCGCACTAAAAGACGCAGGCTTTGACTTAAAGAAAATAAGCGTCCGTGTTAGGATAGCGGGATATTCGGTGGCGGTGGATATTTCACTAAAAGACATAGCCATCAGCACAGCAGACATCGAGGCTGCCGTCGCAAAATTTGAAAAGATAGACTATTGCCAACACTCTGGCGAAATATTATCCGGCGGCAATACATTTATCAATGTCAATTATGACTTTGACGTGAGACAAGAGGCAATAAAAAACAAAATGCCGGAGGCCCAAAAGATATGGGACGACGTTTATTCGTCATGCGAAATCAATAGCGGTAAATATATTGCGGAAAGAGGCGATGAAAAACTTTTATTCATGCGCGGAAATAACGATGTTTCCAATAGATTGTACATTCCAAATAAAACAACGCAGGGTCTTTCTATCTACGATACACATGCGCTCGCATGGGCATTGATAATGTTTGAAAATCACGCAAAAGCATGAAAACCGACTTCACAAAACACGGATATGACATCAGAAAGTCGCCGGGCGGGTGGTCTGTTGACGTAAAAACAGGCAAATATTGGCTCTTTGAGATGAAATTTAGCACGAAAAGGGACGCCATCAATTACATAATTGGAAAGATTAATTACATAAACACGTAAAAATAACAGCGCAAAAAACGCTGTATTTTGCTGTTATTCAATATAGTTACAAAAACTTGCACGAAAGTCCGTGCAGATTTTTTTTTGTTTGTAACAAATTTTCACTATATTTTTGCAACCAAAATAATAGCAATGAGTAAGAGAATCAAAATAACGGACTTTAACCAGGACGAAAAGAATTTTAACGTCCACACGCCGGACGGTATGGCGTTATTAGAAAAATCCATTGAAAAAGTCGGCGTGATTGAAAGTTTTACCGTTTCGGCGGATGACAAGATAATCTCCGGCAACGCCCGACAAGAGAAAATCGGCAAAGTATTGGGCGAAGATGTCGAACCTATCATCGTCGAAACGGACGGCAGACGCCCCGTCGTTCTTAAACGCACCGACATTCAAAGTGGCACAAAAGAGTTTTACGAAGCGGCAATTCTTGCAAACACGACGGCAAAGAAGAATATCAATCTTAATACGGACTTGATACAAGAAGTTGCGGTGGAAGAATATGGGGTTGGGGTGGAAGAGGTTGGAGTGGAGATTGTAGATGTAAGCGCCTACAATCCTGTTATAACCCCGTCATTTGGCATCCAAAACGTAACGGACGAGCAACTGCAAAAGAAGCAGGAGGCGCTTGAACATAAATTTGAAAATAATAACGAAAAAATTATTGATATTGTTTGCCCCGAATGTGCCAATGAATTTAAAATAAAAATTTCAAAATTGTTGTTTAAATGATTTATTTTCAGTATCTTTGCAAAGATAAATAATTTAAAAATTGCAGATATGGATTTAAAAGAAGCAAAAGAAATGTTATTGTCCCAAGAGTGGATATTTGCGAAGACGATGCCGGAAAACCCACACGAGTATTGTTTGCGGAAAAACTTTAAAACAGATAGTGACTTTGTTGATCTGGTGATGTATATTCGCACAAGCGGAGTTAGGGAAAAATACAAAGGGTATTTCTACCCCGTTCTTTATTTAGGCGGATGGAAATATTGGACGTTTTATTACCCCATAAACAACCACGATGGCTCATGGAAGGAAAAACTAATTAACAGGTGTAGAACATGAATTTTTATCTAAAAAATAACGTATTTGACGAGGCGTTAAACAGAATCAGATTTTTGTTTGACGAGTTCCCCAATATTGTCGTATCGGTATCGGGCGGCAAGGACAGTACGGTTGTTTTTAATCTTGCCTTAAAGGTAGCAGAAGAAAAAGGACGCCTGCCGCTAAATGTGTTATTTATAGACCAAGAAGCGGAGTGGAATTGTGTTATTGACAACATCAAAAAAATGATGTACAGCCCAATGGTAAACCCAATGTGGATGCAGATACCGTTCGAACTTATTAACGCCACGTCAGAAGGAGTCACTGGAAATATATCCGTGTGGGACGAAGAACACCCAGAACTATGGATAAGAGAGAAGGATGATGTTTCATATAAAGAAAATATTTATGGGGAACGCCACTTTTATAGACTTTTTAATGGAATAATAGACAAAAAATTTAACGGAGAACGGGTAGCAAATATTGGCGGCATAAGGTGTGAAGAAAGCCCAATGCGGCGTAACGGAATTACAAATACCCCTGTTTACAAATATATCACATGGGGAAAAAAACTTAATAAGGAAAAGGAGCAGTTTACATTTTATCCATTATACGATTGGAGTTATACCGACGTTTGGAAAGCCATACGTGATAACAAGTGGGAGTATTGCAGGCTATACGATTATTTTTATCAACACGGTGTCCCCTTATACGAAATGAGGGTGTCAAATGTTCATCACGAAACAGCGGTAAAATCCCTATATATTATGCAGGAGATAGAACCTGAATTATGGGAAAAAATAACAGCCAAAATACAGGGGATAAATACCGCCGGAATGATTAAGCGTGATGCGTTTTCCGTTTCCGCACTTCCGTCAATGTTTGAATCATGGGAAGAATATAGAGATTATCTGCTTGAAAAATTAATTATAGACGAAAAGGTCAAAGAAAAATTTTTGCGGATATTTAACCGTCCGAATACAGAAATTTACAAACAAAATAAACTGTTTTATGACAACTTTTGCAGAGTGTGCTGTAATGCTGTTTTAAGAAACGATTTTGAGGAAACAATCATTAAAAATTTTTTAACAAAGCCCGAGGCGGGAATTTGGATAAAATGGAAAAAGGGAAAGACGACAGACGACGATATAAAGAGGTATCAAAATAAATATTATGTCTATGAGCAAAACAGGTGTAATCAATAAGCCGGTATTTATATTGCCGTCGGTATCCGATAGGGTGCACCAATTGAATAATATGATAACGTCAATAAGAAATTCGCCCTACAAGGACTGGGCGATAGCGGTGATATACCAAGACTATTTAAACAACGCAAATTTGGCAAAATTGTGGATGGTGGATCATTTTTTTGTTTTCAATTACAGAATGGGGGTTGTGCCTGCGAGATTAAAATTGTTAAGCCTTATTCCAAGATACAAATATTATGGGCACATTGACGACGACATGCTTTTAATGGAGCAGACCAATTATTTTCCAATGCTGGAGTTTCTCGATGCTAATCCACACGTTGCTAATGTTATGTCCAATTGGATACGAACCGAATCGCTTATTGAAGGGAAGATTAAAAACATAGACGGCTCCTTTAAAAAACAAATATTATTTTACACCGGCGGAGGGCAGTTTTACAGAGATGATGTATCCGAGCTGTTTAGAAGAAAATATAAGGTGGGCAAAAGAGACAACGAAATGCTTTGGTCTATTATTCCATACGTAGAGGGGTATGATAATTATTTTTATAATGGGAGTTTAGCGTTTCACAAAATTTTACAAAGAGGTGGAAACCAGGATTATAGAAAATATTTTGACAAAAAGGACTATATCGGGTTTCCAGAGTACATAGAAATGAGACAATGCGGGGACGGAAGTTTTTCAATTCCCATGGACGCAGACGTAAACAATCATGCAAGAGAATTGCACAGCTATAATCAGAAAAAAATATTTGGCTCACCAAAATTAATAATTCCAAGATTATGAATATAAAAGAATTAATAAAACAAGAGTTTGACAATGCGCAAGATAAGGTTGGTTTTATCAATGAAATTTCAACTTTTATTTATAATTTGCATCCAATAAAACAACCCGTTTCAAATGTTATATGGGTAAAAATTGAAGATGTTGAACCAAACGACTACAACCCCAACAGCGTTGCAAATAAAGAAATGTCCCTGCTCTATGCGTCTATTCTGCATGACGGATATACCCAGCCAATTGTTACCATTTACGATGGCAAAAAAAATAAATACGTTATAGTGGATGGGTTTCACAGATATTTTGTTGCAAAACACAAACCCCAAATAAGGGATAGAAATAGCGGGCTTGTTCCAATCGTTGTAATTGAAAAAGACATAAACGACAGGATGGCATCAACGGTCAGACATAACAGAGCAAGGGGCAAACATTCGGTAAACGGAATGAGCAACATGATTTTTGCCATGATGGATAATGGATGGAGCGACGCCGAAATTTGCAATGAACTTGGAATGGAGGCAGAAGAACTATTGAAGCTGAAACACATAACGGGGTTTTCAAAATTGTTTGAAAATGTTGAATATAAAAAAGCATGGGAAACAAAAAACCAAATTAAATTGCGGTTCGAATATTTTAAAAATAATCCACAAGAAAAAAATGAACAACCTAAAACAAATAATTGAAATTGCCGACTATATCTACGCAAACCCTGACAAGAAAATTTCAGATGATGTTTCAGTGTTTTGCAGTAAATTTCAGCGAACCGAAAGAACGATCTGGAGTTGGGTTGCAAGGGCACAAGAATATAACAAAAAACGCTTACAGATTGATGAAAAAATAAGGAACGACATAAAGGACGCGGAAACAAAAAAGGCGGCGAAAGCCGGGATTAAAACCAGAAACGATTTGTTAAAAATATATTGGGACATCGTTACTGATTACTCGGATTTTAAAAATAATCCGAATTACAAGGTGAAAAAGGTTGATGGCGAGATTTTGCTACCAATCGTAAACGACGTCGTGCAAGCGGGGAGGGAAATAGCAAAAATCTGTGGTTTTTATGAAGCAGTGAAGACCGAAAACAATTTAACAATTTCGAGCGGTGATAAACTCGAAAAACTATTAACGGAATATTTTGGACTTAACGAAGAAACAGAAGAAAGCGATGCGCCTTCTAATTGATAGAAGCACGGACTATATCGGCTATGGCGGAGCGGCTGGCGGCGGAAAAACCGTGCTTGGCTGCTCTTGGATAATTAATGTCGGTAGAGTTGTTGGTGGCTTAAAGTTTTTCATAGGGCGCGATAGCATAAAAGACACGAAAGTATCTGTTCTCAAAACATGGTCGGAAGTTGCCAAAAAAATCGGTTTCACAAAATACGATTTTACAAGCGAAGGCATCATGTTCGACAATGGCACAGAGGTCGAACTGTTAGACTTGACCTATTACCCCTACAAAGACCCGATGTTTGAACGTTTTGGCTCAAAGGAATATACTGCGGGGTGGATAGAAGAGGCTTCGCAGGTAAATTACCTCGCCTTTGAGACGCTGAAAACCCGTGTCGGACGATGGAGGAATGACAACGTAAAATCAAAAATACTCTGCACCTTCAACCCAAAGAAGAATTGGTTGCACTCCGTCTTTTATCGCCCGTTTGCCGAAAACAAAGAAACGGCAGAAACGAAATTCATCTACGCGTTGCCAACCGACAACCCCTATCTCCCTGCCGACTATATCAAGCGTCTGCACGAACTCAAAGACAATGTAACAAAACAGCGTCTTTTATACGGCAACTTTGACTATGACGATGACCCCGCCGCACTCTGCGACTATGACGCCATCGCCGACCTGTTCACCAATGACCATGTGCCGCTCGGAGACAAAACCATCTCCGCCGACCTCGCCATGAAGGGACGCGACAGGTTTGTCGCCGGTCTGTGGCGCGGACTGAACGTAGTAATAAAGATAGACAAAGAACTTTCAGACGGCAAAACCATTGAAAACGACCTGAAAAACTTAATGGTAAATGAAAGCGTACCCCGCAGCAAAACCATCGTTGACGCGGACGGATTGGGTTCATACCTCGAAAGTTATCTTAACGGCATCAAAGAGTTTCACGGCGGCAACAAGCCGTATGAAAATGGTTACTTCAACTTGAAATCAGAGTGCGGTTTTAAGTTAGCGGAGTTGATAAACAAGCGGAAGATAAAAATCGTCTGCACCGAAAAGCAACGTGAACGCATTATCGAAGAACTTGGGGTGCTGAAACAATTCGACATTGACAACGACACCGGGAAAAAGCGTATCATTTCAAAAGACGACATGAAACAGTCGTTGCAACGCTCGCCCGACTATTTGGATATGTTGATAATGGGTATGTATTTTCAACTCGCACCCATATTCAAAACACCTAAAATAATATTGACATGAAAATTACAAAGAAAACGAAATTTATTGAGTTTCTGCAACTCGTTGACATCCTAAAACTTGGCGAAAACGAGTTCAACGAAATTCTGAAAAAGGTCGAAAAGAACCGAGCGGAGACCATCGCCGGCAGGATTATTCCACCAGACCTCGACAAAATCACACTCGGACAATTAGTGGACTTGCAGGAGATAAAGAGCAATGAAGGCTTTATCTTTGAACCGCCGAGGATAATACTCAACATTGAACGCGAGGAGTTGCTGCAATGCACCGTTTACGAGGTGTTTTCCTTTGTCTCTTTTATCAAAGCGGAGGTTGAAAGAATTGTTAAATTATGGGGCAAGATAAAATACAAGCCATCGCCCGAAGAAGTCAAAGCCGGCATCAACGACATCAATCATGGTTTTTTTGGAACGGCGGATTGGTACGCCCGCCGAATGGGAATACCCGACCAGCAGACGGTGTTTGATACCGTCTCATGGATGAAGGTGTATATGTGTATTTGCATGGACAACGACAACATCAAATTTGAAAAAAAATACCGTAAAATTTTAAACAATAAAAAATGAAAGCACACAATTTAATCAGAAAAAACAGCGGACTGCTAAAACACCTCCGCAGCGCAGGCGTCAGCATGAGCGACGTTGATAAGATAGATTTGTACGACGAGTACGAAAGATTATTAAAAGAAGGACATAAGAAGTTGTACATTACATCTTATCTGTCGGACGAATACAGCCTGACGGAACGACAGATTTATAATATAATCAATAGAATGGAAAGGGACGTAGCATGAATGTAATGGAAAAGGTGAAGTCGATCGTCGAAAATATAGACGGGTTGACATTTGAATATAACGACATGCCGCGCGCAAACAGGAAGTTTGACGATATTAAATTTCCTGTTTGTCTTTTTATGCTGCCGGAGACGGGAGCAATGAACCTGCACAACCGTATCATTCGTGATTTTCCGGATTGCGTGTTTGCGTTCTGTGATATGTGCGACCTCGACTTTGAGGGCGAGCAGGTGGACGTCATCTTTGAGCGATTAAAGGGTTACGCTTACAAATTCATTGATGACGTAAATAAGTCGGGGTTATTCAAAGAGATTTACGGAAACTTCCCGTACTGGCAGGAATTGACAAAGACAGACGTTTGTGTGGCATGGTTTGCAATCAAGGTTAAATTGGAAGAAATACAAGGGGTGTGTTTGCGATGAAAGAAGAAGCCAAAACAATTATCATTGACGAACTCGAAGCGTTGAAGCAACGGATTATTGATAATATCAATTCTACAGGAACCAATGCCTCGGGCAGGACGATTGCGAGCCTGTTTGTGTCCATAACAGATGATGGTGGCAAATTGGTCAGCGACAGGTCGGGAATTCCGTTTTTTTCCACATTGGAAACAGGACGAAAGCCGGGAAAAATCCCGTTTGGCTTTGCCGACACCATCCGGCAATGGATGAAGGATAAAAACATCACGGCAAACCCAATCCCATACATCCGAAAAGCGTCTGCTAATTGGCAACCGAAATATACCCCCCAGGAACGTGGCGAGATGTCTTTGGCGGGTGCGATAGCGTTTTCCATCAGAAAGCACGGCTCAAAACTGCACCAGAACGGCGGACGGAATGACATCTACTCCAACGAAATTCCGCAGACAATCAAAAATATCAGAGAAAAATTAAAAGGAATAGCAACACACGAAGTTAAGAAATCTATAAAATTAAATTGATTATGGCGACAATAACAAAGCCTGAAAAGGCATTCATTTTCAACCCGTCAATGATAAAGATAACGGGTGCAAGCGGAAACATCGCAGGTATCAAAATCGGCGACAAAGAAGTAAAACGCAAGATTTCGGGCGGCATGGCAGAAATTGACGTTTCCACATTGATACAAAACATGTTCGACAGAGGCGCAATGCAGCCAAAAGCACCAAATAATTCAACGTATAAAAACATCAGCAATATAGAGGTGCTTATTGACGGCAATCATCAAATAACCATCAACATCAATTCGATGTGGGGCGCTTTGCAAATCGGCGAAAAATACTCACAGTTCCGAAAGATGACGTTCTTTACCGAGTTTCCGTTTACAACACCGGTGTTCATCGAGGGAAGCGGAGATGTTTATGTTAGCAAGGACGACGGCGCATTTGAAAAGTGGAAATCCGGCATCGGTGCAAAACACGAACTCGACATGACAGACTGGAAGTCGGCAACGAAAAAGGTCATCGTCAGAAACGGCACGCAGTCATACTCTGTCTTCGATGATACTTTCGATGATACATTCGGCGTGGACGAAACTGTCGAGATATACCTCGACATCGAACTGGCGGTAAATAAATGTACAGAGGGTGTCTATCTGCGATGGGTGAACAAGTGGGGTGATTTCTGTTACTACCTGTTTATGAAAAATACGGAGCAGTCGGAAGTCAAAGATGTAAACGTGAACATCGAAGAGTATCTGACAACGACCGATTTTGTCAATGGTTTTCACGCCGGAACAAACCATCCGAAAGGCAAAGAGGCGCAGCGGACAATGACGTTGTACGCTCCGCTCGTGGACGGTGATACATTTGATTTTCTGACCTCGCTGGCAGAAAGCCCCGTCGTGGACTTGTATTGCGGAGATGATAATTGGGTGAGGGTGAACATGGCAGCCGGAAATGTAATAAGGGCAAAGGATGACCTGCAAGACTTCGTTTGTACGGTGGTGT